TCCTACCCCTGGCCGGCCCCCAGGGTCATCAGCAGGTGGCGGCGGGGGAGGGGATGGCAGGTGACGGCGGAGGGATACCTAGCCCTGGAGGGCGGCCGGCAAGAGTGCCCGGGCAACGCGGGCCGGGCCGCCGGATGGGCCCTCCCCCACGGGCCCCAGGCACGGGGCCAGGGCCACAGGGCAGGCGAAAAGTTGTGGGTGGCGACCGCGACCAGGAGCGGTGACCAGGGACAACAGCATGGCAGACCGGAACACGAAAGGCCAGTGGGCTAAAGGGAATGCGGCCAGGATGGCGCACGGGCTGTTCGCCCTGGGGCGCCTGCCGAAGGGCGCGAGCTTCATCCGGCGCCAGGTGGGCCGCCTGCGGGCGCAGCTGGAGGCCAGCGTCCGGGAGCAATCGGGGTCTGTTGCGCTCTACCAGAACGGCTTGATTTCGAGCGCGACCCGGCACGAGCTGAGGGCCCTGCTGCTGACGCGGTGGCTGCGGGAGGCGACGGCCCTCCCGATGGCGGAGCGGCTGGCCCTGGTGCGCGCCCTGGGTGAGGCGACGGACGCCCGGGACCGGGCCATCCGCGGCCTGGGGCTGGCGGACGCGCCCGCCTTCGACCCCATCACGGCCCTGTTGTACTCCAACCAGCCCAACCAGGGAGGCCACGGCCCACAAGCGGCGACCGAGAGCCACGCCGCGAGCGGGGGCGACCCGTGGCCCTCCCTGGAGGTTTTCCCCCAGGCGGCCGCGGGACCAGCTGCCCGCCAGGTGCGGCCTCCAACAGCTGACGACCCCGCGGCCGACCTGGAGGGAGATCGTGCGCCTGAAGCGATGCCAGGGGCCTTCCTGGAAGACCTGGAGGGCAAATGAGGCCAGAGGACTACGCCAGCTATGCCAGGGCCAAAGCCAGCCCGGCCGCCTTCCGCGCCGAGCTGGTGGTGGCCGGCGCCTGCGGCCAGGCCAAGCTGGGCGACATCGCGGCCGCGTTCCAACAGCGGGACTTCGCCCAGCTGGACCCGGCATTCGTGGCCCTCGCGTCCGGCGCCCGGCCGCCCGTCACCAGGGCCTGGCTTGAGAGGGTCAAGGGCTCCAGCAAAACCTCTGACGTGACCTGCCTGGCGCTGTGGCTGCTGGCCTTCGCCCAGCGGCCGGTGTGCGCCCTGGCCGGCGCCGCGGACCAGGACCAGGCCGCGGAGGTGCTGAAGGTGGCGCGGTCCCTCCTCCGCCTGAACCCCTGGCTGTCCGAGCTGCTGACCGTGCAGGCGTCCGCCATCGTCAACGAGCGGACCGGGTCCCGGCTGGATGTCATCGCGTCCGACGCGCCCAGCGCCCACGGGTCCAGGCCGGACCTGGTCATCCTGGACGAAGTGGTCCACCACAAGGGCCAGGACTTCGCCCTGACGTGCCTGGACAACGCGAGCAAAGTCCCGGGCGGCCTGGTGGTCATCGCCACCAACGCCGGCACCCTGGGGACGTGGCAGTGGCGCCTCCGCGAAGACTGCCGGCAATCGCCCCGCTGGTACTTCTCCGCCGTCAACGCCGCGCCGCCGTGGCTGGACCGCGAGGAGCTGGCCGAAGCCCGGCGCCGGAACCCGCCCTCGCGGTTCGCCCGCCTCTGGGAGGGCCGCTGGTCCAGCGGCGAAGGGGACGCCATCAGTGAGGCGGACCTGGAGGCGGCCCTTACCCAGGCCGGGCCGCTGGCGCCAGGGCAACCCGGCTGGCTGTTCGCGGCCGGGCTGGACCTGGGCTTGAAGCGGGACGCGTCGGCCCTGGTTGTGGTCGGCCTGAACGTGGGCTGGCAAGAGGAGAGCGAAGACGAACAACCCGCGCTGCCCCCGGCCCTGGCAGCGCTCATAGACCTGGGCCAGCTGGAGGGGGTTCCCACGCGTGCCGAGGTTCAGAGCCACCCCGGCACGGGTCGCCTTCAGCTGGCCCTTGTGAAAGTCTGGCGGCCCGAAGGGGGCCAGGTGTCCCTGGAGGCCATCGAACGCGAGGTGCTGGCCGTCCACCGGGCCTATGGGCTGGGGTCCATGCTGGCGGACGCCTGGCAAGCCGCGCTGCTGGTGGAGCGGTTGCAGCGCCAGGGCGTCCCGGCCGCGGGAATCCAGCTGACCCCGCCCGTGCAGAGGGCAATGGCCGCGGCGGTCCTGGAGGAGTTCACCGCGAGGAACCTGGACCTGTATCCCGATGACGACCTGCTCGCGGACCTGCGCGCCGTCCGGGCTGTCGAGAAGACGTACGGGGTCAGGTTGGAATCACCCCGGACAGCCGGGGGTGGCCACGGGGACGCGGCGACGGCCCTCTCCCTGGCGCTGTACGCCAGCAGGGGAGGCCGGGCCGCCACGGTTCAAGGCGAGCTTGTTTGCTGGCCGGCATGATGCCGGGCGGCCCCAGGGAAGGGGCCGTTACCCAAGGACGGGTTCAGGGGCCGCCCCCACGGAAGGGGGCGCCCCACTTTCACGGAGGAAAGAGATGGGCAAGAAACTAGTTAAGGCGATGGGCCCACACACGCGGCGCTTTCTGGAGAACCACGGGCTGGCGAAGGAGGCGACCATCGACGACGCCCGGCTGTTCGCCAGGACCGAGGTCGTGGCCCTGCGCATGAACAAGCAGGCGCTGAAGGCGGCGCAGAAGCGGGACGCGGCCGGGGACCAATCGCCCCCCGGCCCGTCCCCCGCCAAGCTGTTCGGGGGCGGGTCGGATGACCCCCGCATCCGGGTCAAGGACGTGTCCGAGCGGTTCAGCAACGAGAAGAAGGTGCTGAAGCACGCGAAGACGGGGCAGCTGGTGAAGCACCCGGACACGGGCCGGCCGTGCGAGTCTACAAGCCAGCTGGAGCTGGCCAAGTGCGGCGCCTGGATGCACTTCCTCGCGCAAAAGGCGGGCGTGCCCTGCCGCCCCCTGGAGGACTACGAGATGGCCCTCCTCCAGGAGAGCGCGCTCAACGATGAGTGGGTGGGCAACCCCGGCGGGAGCCTGGCGGAGGAATCCCAGCGCCGGCTGGCGCCGTCCCTGGTGCAGAAGACCCTCCTCTCGGATTCTACGAGTGGCGGTATCTCAATTAACCCTCTGTGGTTCGACACGGCAATAGTTACATTTCCCCTCCTGAGTGGGGAATTAACCCCCTACGTCGAGATGATGGACATGCCGCGCGGCAGCCTCATCAACACCGCGTCCTTGCAGAACGTCACCGTGACCTGGGGCCAGCCCGAGGGAACGTCCGTGACCATGTTCAACACGTCGTCCCTCATCGCGGCCATCTCCGGGACCGTTCAGAACGTCATGGTGGCCGTCGAAGTGGGCCGGGACCTGATGGCGGACGCCGCGGTGGACATCGGCAGCTACCTGGTGCGCATCATCGGGGAGCGGTTCCAGGCCGAGCTGGACCGCGTGATTGCCAACGGCAACGGCACCACGGAGCCCCAGGGGATTTTCAACTCCTCCAACCTGACGTACTACAACTCCGACTACGGGCCCTCCGGGCCGCTGTCCCTGTCGGACTTCGAGGGGCTGGCGTTCGGCTCGCCGAAGCAGTACCGCAAGCGCGAGCTGAACCCGTGTTATTGCATGTCCGATGTCTCGTATAGGCGGGCCCGCGCCGTCCCCATCGGGCCGGGTGACGAGCGCCGCGTCTTCGGGATGGACCAGCAGAGCTACACCCTCTTTGACTGGCCCGTGCGCGTGCAGCAGAACATCCCGAACAACCAGATTGCCTTCCTGCCCATGCGCAAGTACCGGCTGTGGCGCCGCCTGGGTTACGAGCTGCGCTGGACCCTTGAAGGGCAGTACCTGGCCCTGCGGAACACGGCTCTCCTGGTGGCCCGCGCCCGCTACTTCGGCAAGGTGATGGACCCCACGGGCGTTGTGGTCATGCTGGACACCGCGGCCTAGTGGGTGGAGAAATTCTCCACCCAGCGGCCGAGCGGCAACCTGGGAATTTCCCAACCTTTGACGGAGGAACTATGTCTCAAGTAATCGAGGTGGAAGTAGACGGCCCGCGGTCCGAGAACTGGTTCTGCCTGCCCCTGGAGCGGGTGATACGCGGCCGGTTCGACTTCTCCCGGGACAGCAACCCCCTGGCCCTGGTGGCGGCGCAGGAGCTGGGCCTTCAACAGGGCGTGCCCGGCGAGCGGCTGGTCCTGGACCTGGACGCCATGACGGCCACGGTGGTTGAGCAACTGTACGACCCCGCCCACAAGGCCACCAGGAAGGCCATCGAAAAGCGCGGCGAAGCGCTCCAGCCCGAGCGCCAGTCCTTCCCGGTCAAGCCGGGGGACGTGGCCACATGGTCTTACTGGCTCAAGCGGGGCGTTGAGTGCGGCATCGTGAAGGTGCTGAAGGGCGCCCTGCCGGCCAAGGTGGAAGGCAAGCCGCGCAAGAGCTTCGTGACCAGCCCCCGGAAGGACCCCCGCGACGGCCTCATTGAGAGGCTGACGGCCATACTCTACGCCAACCTGCCGGAGTCCAAGCGGGCCCAGGTGGAGCAGCTGCTGAACGCGGAGGAACCATGACCAGGCTGGAGGCGCACGCCCTCTTGTTCGACAGGGAGGACCGCTCCATCGTCCCGTTCCCGGCCACCCTGTCAGGGCCAGGCGGCACGGTTGACGGCTGGGCCGCCCTGGCGACGGCGCTTGCCGAAGCATCGGGCTGGCTGGATGACTGCGCCACGGAGGCCGAGCTGGAGGAAGCCATCCGCCAGGGCCAGGCGCTGGTGGACAGCGACGTTGTCAGCGCCGCCGACATCGGGGCCCGCGCCATGGCGGTCGTGCAGGAAGTGCTGGTGGATGGCGCGGTCCGCGACCTGATAGCCCGAGAGGAGGAGCGGAAGCAATGCTGGCGAAACAACTGACCAGGTGGGCCGGGCGCTGGTTCAGCCGCTGGGCGGAGGCCGCGGCCAGGGCCCGCGTGGCGGAGCTGGAAACCCAGCTGGCCCAGGAGCAGGCGCGGACCAGGGTCCTGCAATTGGAAGTGGACAGCCTGGCGGCCGTGGTCGGCAGGGACCGGGCCCGGGTCCAGGCGGAGACGGCCCAGTTTGCCCGGGAGGTGGCCCGTGATAGGTGAGGCGCTGGACAGGGCCCTGGCCAACGTGGAGAAGATGGTCGCCGTGGCCCGGACGAAGGTCCCGGCCGCAACCGTGCCCGGCATCATGGCCGGGGGCCCGACCGCCTGGCTGTCGGAGGCCCCGCAGCTGGCCGTGGCGTTCGAGCAGGAGCGCCACTTTTTCGGCTGGGTCTTCTCTGCCGTCCGCGCCATCGCCCAGCGGATTGCGGCCCAGCCCGTGCGCATGGCCCGCAAGGTGAAGGCCCCGCGCCGGTCCCGGATGCCGCAGAAGCACACCCTCCCCTACCATCTCAAGGACGCCAGGGAGGGGCTGGAGATGGTCACGCGCCACATCATCCTGGACAGCATCGACAAGCCCAACGATTACATGGTCCGCTCCAGCCTGCTGCTGAACACGGTCACCTCCCTTGAGCTGACGGGGCGGTTTTACTGGTGGCTGGTCGATGAGGTGAACCGGGTGGCCATCTACCCCATCCCGTCCAGCTGGGTCGAACCCAGGCACGACGGGGGGCAGCTGTTCTCCAGCTACATCATCCGCCCGCGGGCCACGGGCGGCGCGACGATAGAGTACCGGATTGACGGCCGGGAGATTATCAGAGGGTACTACCCGGACCCGAGCAACCCGCTCCGCGGCCACTACTCCCCCCTGACGGCCGCGGCCCGCGCCGTGCTGACCGATGAGGCCATCCAGCAGGCGCAGCACCAGCACTTCGTTAACGGCATCTGGCCGGGCCTGGCCCTCATCGTGGGGAGGCACCCGGACGCGTCGGCCCCCAACATGCCCGGCCAGCGGCCGGCCCTCACGAAGGAGCAGCGGGCTCAGCTGCTGACCGCCGTCAAGCAGGCGTACCGCGGCGCCTTCCACTACGGGGAGCCCCTCATCCTGGACGCCATCATCCAGGACGTGAAGAAGGTCACCAACAGCGTCCAGGAGATGGACTTCAAGGATAGCGGCGAGATAGTCAAGGCCCGGGTGTTCCAGGCGTTCGGCGTGAATCCCGTAGTTGTCGGACAGCTTGAGGGGGTAAATCGAGCCAGCGCTACAATGGCGGACGCCAACTTCTGCCGCAACTGTGTGAACCCGAAGCTGGTCATCCTGGGGGAGTGGCTGTCCAAGCAGCTGCCGGGGCAGTTTGGCGACCCGGACCTGGTGTTGTGGTTGCAGGAAGCCAGGCCGGACGACCCCCTGGAAACCCGGGCGGAGATGGCCCTGCTGGTCAGCGCCGGCGCCATCAGCGTCAACGAGCTGCGCTCCGTGTACAACTTCGGGCCCGTGGACGGCGGCGACCGGCTGATACAGCCGCGGCCGGTCGCGGGCGCGGACGGGAAGGGCATCACCGACTACCTGGAGGTTATGAGCGCGGCCGCGGGGGAGGAACACATCGCGCACGGTGACCGGGTGGCGATTTGGAACGACCACAAGGACACGCTGAGGGAGGCGCACGAGCGCTTCCGCCAGGAGTTCGCCACGGTGTACCGACAGATGGAGATGGAGCGCACCCTGGAGGCGAACGGCTGGCCAGGCTGAGGGTTGTTCCTTCCCAGCGGCGGGGTAGAATGGCCGCGAAGGAGGGACAGCCGATGAAGCCGAAAGCAAACTTAGACGACCGCATTAAGGGCTTGTTGGATGTGGCCTTCCACCTGGCAACCGGCGAATGGCCTCACACGCTGGAGTGGCGAGGCGGGCTTTTAAGGTGGCCCTCTCTCCGCCAGGCCATGCTGGACTTGCTCAGAGAGGCGGCCAACCGGATGGCAGCTGTACAGGAGGAAGTGGCCCTGCGTCTAGCAGACCTGACGGCAGCAGCGGACGAACGCAAGGCGGCGTCGGAGGCTGAGAGGGCCGCTGTGCGTCAGGCGGCCGAAGAAACAAGGCGCGCTTTGCGCACCGCGGCTGAGGAGGAAAGACTCGCTTTGCGCAATGCGGCCGAGGATTTCCTGGCATTGGACCCCAAGGAGCAGGATAGGCACTTCGAGAAAAACGGGTGGCTCAAAGCCTTTCCGCAGAGTTGACCTGGGGTGAGGGGTGCCGTCAACTTGGGAAATTCCCAGGTTGTAGCGGATAGGCAAAGGCGGTGACCCCCCACCGCGGCAGGGCCGGCAAACACAACGGCCGGGCGGGGTTGCTTCCCGCCCGGCCGTTGCCGTCTCGGGTGGGGAATTTCCCCACCTGAACCGTCAGGCCAGGTTGACCCGCCGGCCGTCATTGCACCAGAGCTGCACGGCCCGGTTGCCGCACCACAAGACCACGTCTTCGTTCAAGCCAGGCTCCCAGTCCTTCTCAAGCAGGGCGACCAACTCCTCCAGGGAGCGCTCGCTCGCCACCAGGCAGGGCCCGACCGTGGCGCAGTAGTCATCGCCACCGAGAAGCACGGCCACGGGGTTGCCGACACGGCTGGCGCCAGCGAAGTTAACCATCGCAGTCCCTCCTAGCAGGGGTTGCCAGGGGCCGGGCGTCTAGCACACGCGCCGGCCCCACTTTCGTTCCCGGCCGGGGTTGACGCCCCCGGCACCAGGGGTATAATACACACAGCTGGGTGTGCCGTCAACTGTGTGTACCTGAGATTTCGAGGTGGCCGATGGGAGTGGAGCAGTTCGGGGCCCGGCTGCGGGAGCTGCGGGAGGCGGCCGGCCTGACCCAGCTGGGCCTTGCTCAGAAGGCCGGCCTGCACCGGGAAGCTGTGGGGCAGCTGGAGCGCGGCACCCGTCATCCGGCCTGGGAGACGGTCCTGGCCCTGGCGGAGGCGCTGGGGGTGAGTGTGGCGGCGTTCGAGCCGGAGAAGAAGAAGGGCAAGGGGAAGTGAAACGGCCGGCCGGGGTCAGCTTCACCATCCCCCGGCCGGCCAAACCCAAGCAACCAAGGGAGTGTAACCGATGACAGCGAGCAACGGCAACAGCAACGGGGCCCCTATCAGGGCCGTCGCGTA